CCTTTGTCTGAAACCCAGAGATAAAGTGTTTTCATGGTTAGTTATCTTTTGTGTTTAACTTTTCGATTCGGGATGCAGGAAATCCAGCCCCAGAACGGTATGCGCCGCTTCAAGTAGTCCGGATCATCCTCATGGTTGTACGCCTCGGTCTCGAAGCAGGTGTAGTAGTACGCGCCCGGATAAGGCGGGATAATCACTTCGATCAGCCGCTTCGACTGCTCGATGCTCGTTACTTGGTTTTCCATAGTTGATTGTTTTTTATTCGCATAATCCGTATCTCAACATGTTTTTAAATATCCCCATCATCGGAGCTTTTACGATACTGTTTCCGGCCAACTTGTACTGCTGTGTATCGCTGATTCCCGCAGCTTGTATCTTGTTAATGTCGCTATCCGAAACATCCATCAGCCGCAAACACTCGCGGGGCGTAAGGCGGCGGATGCAGTCGGCATAGTCCAGCAGATTGTTTTGTTCCCACGCGCTGCCTGTAATCGTTCCGGGAAGATCCGCTTCGCCGCCTTTGTTGAAGCCGCGTCCCCGCATCAGGATTTTCGGTTCAAGCCCGCCACCCGATTTCGTCGTTATCGTTGGGCTGATGCCAGTCGGATCGTATACCCGGTATTGCTGTCGGTTCCAGTCTGTTTCCTTTGTCGCACCGATCTGAATCACTTTATCCGTGTCGCCGTTTACATTCGTCCATTTTTTTAATGCCTCTCTAATGACTTTCAACTCATTTTCGTACAAATAATACTTCTTGTCCACCTCCAACTCCAGTACGTCTTCCAGCCGCTTTTCCAGCCGAACCGGATGCGGAAACTCATACCAGCATCCGTTAAGAATGGAGAGCATAAACACACGTTCCCGGTTCTGCGGGACGCCGTAATCTTTGGCGTTGAGTATTTCCGTATAATTGACATAACCGAGCGAGCGAAGCCACGATTCCCATTTGAGAAACAGCGGACGGTATTTCTCCGATATGAGGGCTTTCACATTCTCCATCAGCAGGAATTTAGGATGCTTGGCCGCGATCGGCCGACGGCATTCCCATAACAGGGATGAACGGGTGCCCGAATCTTCTTCGAAACCCTTCTGCTCTCCGGCGATGCTGATGTCGGTACACGGAAACGAGTAGGTGAACAGATCGAAGTCCGAAACGACGTTCCAATCGATTTTCGTGATGTCGCCGTAATTTCGGTCTGCCAACTCCGGAAATACTGCATTATGGGCTTTGATCGCCCATCTGTCGATCTCCGACCAGCCTACGCACTCGTAATTCGCACCTATGTCCCGGAGGGCCATAAGTTGGCTGTCATAGCCGGAAAAACTTGTGAATACTCGTAATTTCATGGTCATTCGCATAACAACTCGTAATAGCTCGCCGCAAGGCTGTCTTTCCCGCCTGAAAAGGATACGATGACTTTCATAGCCTTCCCCCGTTAATACTCCACGGCCGCCCGACGATCGATGAAGAAGTGGATTCCCGGAGCACACTCATTCCAACGGTCACCGTCAAAGTCGGAGACCTCGACGGTAGCGCCGACCGTATACACGAAGTTCGCATCATGGTTCGAATGAACTGTCTCGATGTCGGCTTTGGTTCCGTCGATATTCTGAATCTCCACCACATAGGCTTTGTCGCAGCGACATTTTTCGCCTCCGGCAGAGCTGCGGCGGGCATCCTCCGTGATTTGCAGCTTCACGATATATCCCGAAGCCTTTTTCCATCCGATAAAACTGCCATCGGTGGGGCAAGCCATGTATGTACCTTTGGCTCCGCGCAGGTCGGCTCCGCGCAGGTCGGCTCCGCGCAGGTTGGCTCCGCGCAGGTCGGCTCCGTACAGGTTGGCTCCGCGCAGGTTGGCTCCGCGCAGGTCGGCTCCGCCTTTCAAGGCCTCCAATACCGTTTTGGCAAGCGTATTGTCAACGCTCGAATACTCGAAAAGGATAGAACCTGTCCAGCGGTTCTTGATCGATATTTTAATCTCTTTGTTCATGGTTGTTGTGTCACATTGTTAAATACCAACGTATTTCCGACTGGAATTCCTCGATCGTCCGGCAGACGACGTGTCTGTTCCCGTTCGTGATTGCGAGTGAACGCCATTCGATTTGCGCGTCCGATAGGACGGAACGTCGGCCGGGAGTCTTCATTTCGATACATAGGGCGTTGAAGCCTCCACGTCCGAGCAGCAGGATAAGGTCGGTAACGCCTGCCGTTACGCCCTCGGCTTTCATTATCGCGGCTTCCGTGCGGCCCCGGGCGCCGCCGTTCGGTACGGCGAACAGGAGCTTCCCGATGTCCGGGTATTGGAGTCGAAACCAGCTGACGCACATTCGTTGCAGGTATGATTCGATGTGTCGTGTCATGGTGATTATTATAACTCGTCCGGGATATTATACCGCGCCTTGTCTCCTTTGAGCACCCATCCGGGCTTCTCGGCCCCGCTAATGCGTATCGGAGCATAATCGTCCGTGCTGCCGCCGTTCCGGGCCACCTCATTGCACATCGCGGAATACGTCAGAATCCGACATTTCACATCGATGCCCAAGATGTCGGCGATCGTCAGCCGTTTGTACGTGAACGTGTCCAGCACCCTGTTCAGGGCATATTCCAGCCGCTTCCCGCTCATTCCCGTCTTCCCGATGCGCTCGGCAAGGATAGAGAAGAATTCGCTCGACATATCCGGAAAACATACGGACAGCTTATGCACAACCGTGGCGATATGTGCCGCCGATGCCGGAGGCCCTGCAAGTACGGATACTTCCTCACTCCCACTCTTGGCGAGTGTGAGCGCGAGAGATTCCCTCGGCGACGGCCCGAGCGAGCTCATCAGGGCCTGGGGGTTGATTCTTTGTACTTCGTCCATAGTCATTTGTCGTTTTCAGCGGGAATATCCCCGCCCAGTTATTAGCCTTGGACTGCTCGATAATCCCTCGGGCAGTATCCGCATTGCCCCCGGAAAGTTCCATAAGCCGCGCATAGAAGCTCTCGAAGCCCCGCTGTCGATAGGTCTGTCCGCGTTCAGACTTGTAGGCAAGCCAATCCGCCACAATGGGTTGGAACGTAGGTTCGACAGCCGAGGTGTCAAGCGTGCACCGGGATTTTTTCGGAAAAAAGTCGTTTAGCCACGTCTGGAAATAGACGTTTTTTGCAAGCTGGGCATGGTATCCTAATTTAACATAATCAATGGTCAAACCATCCGTCTTTTTGCAAAAGTCATTATAGTCGTCAGCAAGCGACTTGCGTTTTCCCTTAAACCCATCCCAAAGAGTTACGAACTCTTCGGGGATGCCCGTAACCTCTTCCCCCTGCAAAGGGGGATTATAGGGGGTATTATATGTTTGGTTTAGTTTATCTTCTATATAAGAAGTATCGTCTGTTTTAGGTGTCCCGTTAGGTGTACCTTTAGGTGTCCCGTTAGGTGGGACTATAGGTGGTAAATTTGAACACCTAAAAGTGTATTTGCATTTATCGGCACGACCTTTTCCGCCGCCGGAGAATGAGATCAACCCAGCCTGCATAAGACGATTTTTGGCTGCGCGCAAACTCTTAGGTGACACCCCTACATTGATCGACGTCCGTGCGTCGGAATGCGTGAAGTTATCCGGCCAGCCTAACCGATTCGCTTGTTCTACAAGGTAGAAGTAAAGCCTCGATTCACAGCAGCCAAATTGCCACGTTGCATCAAGTTGCCAAAATTTTCGTATCAGGTCTAAGTAATTCATTCTATGTCCGTGTTACAGCCACACTTTTTGATGTTGCATTTCCCGATCGATGAAAGAGATCCATTCATTATCCTCGGGGCTTGGTAAGTTGATGCCCGCCTCCATTGAAGCCCAATTACGGAACCGATCTATTGCTGTTGTCATCTCTCCTGTATCAAGGTCACGACTTGACCGGAGCCTTTCGACCTCCTTGTGCATCAGCTTGTCGTATTCGACGCGCACAAATAATTCCGGGTTGCATAGCCGTTTGAAATATTCCTGTTTGACATATCCTATCGGATTCCCGGTTTGCATGGCGAATTCGCCAAGAATACAATGAAGATATTTATTTTGAGAAGACGTCCTGACTGGTTTTTTATCCGTCAGCTCAACAATACATCTCCTTGAAATTAAGGAGGCAACCCGATGTTTGAAGCGCTCCCGGTCGATGTCGGTGTTCAGATCGTAAACCATACGGCGCTACATCAGAAAGGCAGGTCATCCACATCTTCGGCGACCGGCAAATCTGCAACCTGGTCGGGAGTGGGTTCCGAGGGACGGAACACCACAGCCTTACCTCGGCCTACATACGTCCGCTTGTCCTTGCGTTCGCGCTCCTCTTTCGACTGCCGGATGAACACGCAGTGCGTATTCTCGTACTGGTCAACCTCGCGGAGCTCAGATACGCAAATGCCGATGTACTTCTTGCCGTTTTCGGCAACAAAAATCTTGTCCTTGGGAATGTCGCTGACACACAGCGACACGTTAATCAGTTCTGCCATTGTTTATTGCTTTTTGAAAGTGGTTTTGACGGTCGTTTTGCTACTACGGGC